CCACTAGAAGTTGCATCTGGATTTATTACTGAGGAGTCTGAAACAAACATCTACATATGGAATGCCGAATATGGCAGCACTGCAACAATTGAATCACTTACTTCAGTACTACCTGATGGCACTAGTTTTTCTTTAGATCCTGCAGATACACCACTAGAGCTTGGAATTGATGCTGAAATTATTTATGTTGTCACCGTTGAAAAGCCCGGCCCTCCTATACAGGACACCTACTATACGATTACTATAGAAGGAATTGAATATGAAATTTATGTTCATGGCACAAGGGTTATTCCAATTGATCAAGAACCGGATTGGCGTACTCCTCCTACTTATCGATATCGGTTTCAAACAGTAGTTGCTTCGTCACCGACTTTTCAAGAGCAGCGCAGATCATTAACTAATCGTATGTTAAGGGAAGCACTAATAGACTTTACTATTCAAAATAATTTACTTAATAGATTTATTAATGATATTACTTACGGACATGATAAGGTGTTTGGTGTTCCTATTTATTCGGAAGCGTCAGTACTATCAACACAAGCCACTTCTGGTAGTTTAACTTTACTACTAAACAATACGACTGATTATTACTGGAACCTTAATAATTTATGTACTCATGTTATCATTATTGATTATGAGAATGACATAGCAGAAATTAAAGAAGTAGATACAGTTAATTCAACCAATATAGTTCTTAGTCGGAATCTTATATATACCTATGAAGTGGGAACGGTAGTCTTCCCCTGTTTTTTTGCTTCACTAAAAGGAGTTAAATCTGTTAGCCAAACTGATAATATAGAAACAATAAATATTGAGTTTGGGGAATTTTTACTTGGGAGTGCAAGCTAATGGCTGATAGTCTTGACGGATTAGGTAGTGGTGAACTTTTTCCTTTGATGCCTAATTGGGTAGTGAGGCCAACTACTAATCTAGTGATTGGAAGATACTACCAAACGCATCCTGGGTCTTCTTTTATCATAGAGGAATTAACTCCAGATGTTCCGGTGATTATTGAACTTGGATTTATGCTAGAGAAGGAAGATGAAAATATATTACTAGATTTTTTTCATGAACGGAAAGGTATGCTGCAAAGATTCTGGGTAAAGGACCCAAAAACAGCCTTTGTACTAAAGGAAGTTGCTACTCTTGGTTCTAGTGTACTAAAATGCTATCCAAACGGTGCGGAAGAAATTATGCGTGGCGATGAGAGAATTTGGATTGAAATGTCAGATACCGGTGATGTACTTACTAGAGAGATAACAGCCGTTGATTACTATTCACCGGATGATGAAGTACACGTCAGTTTAAATAGTACAGTTGATCGTGATGTTACACCAACTAACCATCTACTAATAGCCCGATTGCTACTTGTTCGTTTTGCATATGATACATTAGAAATAAAAGGACAATCAAATCTTATTGGAGAATCAAGTATTAGGTTTAAGGAACTAGTAAAGGAGTATACGATAGTATGACACTTGAAACAAATAAGGCGGCACAAGAACAAACTCCAATGCCGGAGTTGTATACTTTTCTTTCAGGTAGTGCTTGGAGTCGTTATACTTCTCATACTGAATCTCTAACTTTTGGTGGTGATATTTTTAATGCCGCACCAATTAAACGATCCGGCATTTCCTATGATACTAACTTTGGAAATATAGTAGTTAACATCACTGCGCCACTACTTAGTTCTCTTAATTCCCATATTGCGAATCAGCCAATTGAAACAGTACACGTCACTATCTATAGGGCATTGTACGAAGACTTGACTGACTGGGAAATCTTTTTTAAAGGAACCGTTAGAAGTGTAACAATTGAAAATAAAGTAGCACGAGCAGTTGTCGAAGCTAGTAGTGAAATTTTAAGATCAAAAGTTCCAACTGTTATTTTTCAAAGTGAATGTAATTGGGATCTTGCAGATAGTAATTGTGCGTTGCAAGATGAGGATTGGGTAGTTGATGTTGGATCAGTATCTTCAATTAGTGGTCTTGACTATTTAATGACCGGTCTGAGTGCTTATGCCGATGACTACTTCACTGGAGGCGTTGCAACCTATGGCACGGATATGCGGCTCATTACTAAATGGGTACAGTCTACACAAACGATGACGGTTCAGGTTCCATTTGATAATAGGGTTACGAATGGGACAGTACTAGACCTCTTGCCGGGATGCGACGGTAGTCCAGATACATGCCAAACAAAGTTTAACAACTTTGATAACTACCTTGGGATGCCTTATATACCAACTACTAATCCGGTTATGTGGGGTTTCAAATGATGAAGCCTTACTTCTCAGATCAAGAAGCGTGGGACGACTACGATAGAATACTTAGGTCTTGGATTGGAACTCCTTTTCGCCATTTATGGGGAGTAAAGGGAAGGGGTGCAGATTGCACACTTTTTCTTGGAAACGCTTTACTAGAGCATGGAATATTAAACGCTCTCGAACATGATTACTATTCCCGTGACTGGCATATTCATACAACTGAAGAAAAAGTAATGAATGGGTTCTATCATCATATAGCAAGTAATTTAGGCGAAGGTTACGGAATATATCTAATGCCTATTGATACTGAATTTATGCGTGGTGATATTTTAGGATTTAGTACTACTAAAACTGGAGTTACTAATCATTGTGGAATCATAATGGATGAACCTAAACTGCATATGATAAATTCTATTAATAGAAGAGGAGTCTGCATTATTCCAGTTGTTAGTTGGTGGCTCAGGTATTTAAAAAATGTATTTAGGGTAGTGAAGGAATAATCATGGCAGTAGCAATAGCAATAGTAGCAGTCGCCGCTCTAGTAATTGGCGTTTACTTAGCTTCTCAAATGAAACCGCCAGGAGGTCAGGATATGTCTCCTGCTACCCTGGACTCGTTTCAAATTACTAGAGCACAAGAAGGGCATTGCGTTCCTTTTATAACCGGTACAGTACGGCAGACCGGCAATATACTTTGGTATGGTAGCTTGACGACAGAAAAGGTAGTACAGGAAGTTGGAGGCAAGGGGGCTAGTAGTGAAGATGTAATAACCGGATACAAGTACTACCTCGATATATGGCAAGCGATTTGTTTAGGCTCCGGGGAAATACTGTCATTGTATGTTAATGATAAACCTAAGACCCTTGCAGACCTTGGCAGTTATACACAGAACGATGGAAGTACAGATACTTTTTACCCTACTCAACCCGGATCGTATGCTAATAGATTAAAAGGTGTTTGTCATATTTTCATGGATCAGTATCTGTGTGGTGAAAATGTTACTACTGTTCCTACAATGCACTGGATAGTAAAGAGTGTTAGTACTGCTCCATTAAATCATGCTAACATGACCGGTGGAACTAATCCTGCTGCTGTGATTTATGACCTACTAGTCATGGGAGGAGCAGTACAAGAAGATTTTAACCTTGCTAATTTCCAAAGCGCCGCGACATACTTTTACAACAAAGGATACGCGATCAATATTGCATTTACTAAACAGAAAGAAGTAAGGGAGCATATAAATGATGTCCTTAACTATGTTGAAGCTGGTTTCGATATTGATTCAGAAGGGAAGTTTACTCTAACACCTTTTGACCCTACAGATACAAGTGCTTTTACTGTTAGTAAAGATGACTATATTAAATTTCAGTTTACTCGTAGGGCATGGAAAGATACCTTTAATGATTTCCGAGCTAACTATACGGATGCAGATAAGGCGTATACTACCCGGACTTTAAGAACAAAGAACCCAGCAAATAAAAGGATGGTAGGGTATACTCGTCAGAAGACCGTTGACCTTACTGCTTTTACTGATGTTGAAATAGTAAGTAAACGATTATGGGAGATCATGCAACGGTTTAGTTATCCCGAAGCACAAATTAGTTGTACGCTACCTTTTAAGTATGCTAGCTATCCTATAGGTACTGTGTTTACAGTAAACCACTCTGATTACGATATTAGCAATGCGGAGTTTAGAATAATAGGAAAGGATGTTGGTGAATACGATTCGCAGGAAGTAAAGATAACTGCAGTCCAAATGGTTGAAAAACTTGCGGACGACAACTACACCTCTGAAGGTGGTGGAAAATGGGTAACTCCTGATTATTCACCGGTCGGCTTTGTTCATGAAAAGGTTTTTGAACTACCTTACAATCCAATCACTGGAAGTAATAAAGCATACTTACTACTAGGAGCGAGGGAAGGAACGGAAACCGGATTTGTAGTAATTAAGTCCAACACCGGCACGGATTATGAAGTAGTAAAGACCGTTAATCAGTTTGCCCAAAGAGGTTTATTGAATGGCACATACCCGGACATTGATACTACTTATGCAATTGATGATGAAGTAGGTTTAATTTATACGCCATATAAAGAGGACCCAGTTTTTGGTAGCATTACTAGAACGGATTTGTTTACTTCTCTTAGGGTAGCGATTGTCGGTACAGAAGTAATGGGGTTTCAAACTGTTACCCCTTATGGTGCGTCTGATATAAAATTGACTGGGATCGTCCGTGGCCTTTTCAATACGCCGGTTGGACTTCATAGTAATGGTGCAGAAATATGGATAGTTAACTTAGATGATAACTTACTAGAAGGGATTACATCTACCGATTTCAAGTTAAAGTTTTTACCAACAGATGGAATAGAAACTGTAGATGCCGGAGACGTTTCTGCTATCACTGTTCGTCCCGATAGTAAAGCCGCAGATCCTTGGGATTTAACAATGCTCATTGCTGAAAGGACAGGTTCTTCGATAGTCATTACATGGTACAATACTTCTCAATATTTTGATGGGGCCGGTAAAAAAGATAATGACGAGCAAGCGGATCAAGACCCATTTTTATATGAAGGTGATTTTAGATTTCAAACTAATATTCCGCATAATGAGTATGTTAGTGGTCACACAAAAACAATTTCTTATTCTGGATCATTCAATGTAACCATAACACCTAGATTGTCTGGGAACACCGGGACAGCAGTAGTTCTGGCAGTCGGATCATCTGATGGCTTTTATAGTGCACCTATAGG